TTGTACAAGGTAGTATCTTATGTCTGTAACTCTTTAACTCTGCTATTGATTTTGGTTCTGCACTATCTGCATATATTAACTCTTGTATATTGTTTTGCTTTAATAGATTTGAGATGTCTATGTTTAGTAATTTCTTTTGGTATATTACCTCGTCAAAAATATAAGCATCATTGTATTTGTATAAAGCTATTAATGTAGTTGGGTCTGCACTATAGCCAAAGTCCATTCCGTAACATAATAACCTTGCTTCTGCTGGTAGTGTTATCTCTTTCCAATCTGGAATACATACACCTTCTAAACTTCCTATTTGTCCAAGTCCATATACTTTCCACCAGTTGCTCCAATACTCTGAATCCTTTGCTTTATCTTTTGCACTCTCTATATCCTTTACAATCGTTTCTGGTAATGCTTCGTTGTCTTTGTATGTTAATGTAATAAAGTCTGCATCATCGTTGCCTACAACCTCTTTATGTGCCCAAAAATTAGCAGTTGGATTAAAGTCAATCCAGATATCTCCACTTGTTCTTATACTTAATTGTGTGTATGCTTCAAAAGGTACATTGTTTGCTTCATTCACATACAATACATTTCTTCTCGCTCCTCTTAATTTGTCTGGTTGTTCAACACTAAAAAATTCTATGTAACTACCATTTGTGAATGTGTACTTTAAAGATGATCTATTCCATTGATTATCTCTGAACCTATTGGTTGCTACCATAATTTTTAAGAAATCTTTCATTGCTCCTCTACGTAAGTGTGGGATAGATTCTGATACTACACTTGTTTCAAGCATAGGTGTTCTTATACATCTATCAATAAGTATAGGCAGTATACCAAATGTTTTACCAGCTGATGTACCACCTTGAATTACTTTCTTTCTTTTCTGTAACTTATAAAGTTTCTTTATTGCAGTTGTAACTTGAAACACTAATCTAAATCAAATAAAGGTTGCTCTGATGTTATTGATATATCTTTTGTTTCTTTTGGTTTACCAGCATAATAATTATAAAACATTTGAACGTATTTAAAATTACCTTCTTCAACTCCTTTTTCAAGTGCTTTAAATGCTTTTGGTTCTAATGGAGATAATCGTTCAATCATCTTAACTTCTTCTGATTTACTTTTACGACCAGCACCTTCTCTTTTTCCTCCTCTTTTATTTTCTAACATTTGAAATAATTTGATTATTCATATAATTATATAATAAAAAAAACCTAACATTTTACTGCTAGGCTTTAAATTAATTTGAGGGTTGTACTTGTTTAAACAATATAAAATATTAAAGTTTTGTTAAAATATTGAAAAAATAAGTGAGGTGCTACCTTAGGACTAGATGAACATTGTTGTCATCTCGAGGTGTGATATAGCCTCTCTTGTCCTCCCCATTATCACAAGGGTTATTGTGTTGCAGTCATTAAGAGATTGGTCACCCTATATCTCTCCTTTGCTCAAGTTTATTATCTTGTCCTATTATTATAGATGCTCTACATTTAAGCTAACCTCCCCATTGGGAGACATAGTTGTTATCCCTATGACCCTCTATAAACAATTTCTCAAATAATCATATCCTCTTTCAATATGTTTCACTCCGTTATTTAACTACACCCTTTTGAGGTGTAAGCAATTGTCCTTATTTTTTCAATATTTTAATGAACTTATGTCTTTCGACACTTCAAAGATACAACATCATAATACTTTTTAAACAATAAAAAATGTTAAAGAAATGTTAAAGAAATGTTAAAATTTATATTTGTAATGCAATTACTGTTACTATAATTGAAAATGCTATCAAGGATGCTACTAAAAAAAAGGTAATCAATCCAAGTAATGTTGTTGATTTATTTTTCATATCTTATTCTTTCTTTTTATTTATTACAGCTATTGCTATAAGTGAAGCTATAGTTATAAAAACTAGGTCTATTTGCAGTAATATGTTTTTTAGTAATTCCATATCTTATTTATTCTTATATTTATCTTTTAGTGTTATAAAGTGATAATCTGTTTTACTTAGTTTTAAATTAAGTAAGTCTTGCTTCACTTCTTTTCTTTTATCTGATACTGGTAATTTATCAACCAGTTGTTGCAGCTTCTGTATTAGTTTCTTTCTGTACATATCTTCTTATTTAAATATTAACCAGCCTACAAATATACCTACTAAAAAGCATACTATTGCTACTTTGAACATTACAAATCCAATTTTCATATATTGCTTATCTGTTATCATATCTTATATTAATTTATTGTTTAGTTCTTCGATCCATTGTCTTAATCTTCTTTTATTACAAGTGCAAGGTTCACTATATTTATGGTTAAAATACTTTGAATGTAACTTACACATTATCTTAAAATCTTCATTTGACATCTTTGATGTTGTTCTTTGTTTAACACCATTCCAGATAATTTTATCTTCTACCATAGCTCAATATCATTTAATTGTTCTTGTCTTTCTTTACACTTACAATCTGGATATAGTTTCTTCCATAACCATTTGATACCAGTGTAGTATGTTATTCTTTCAATAAGGTCTCCTAGTTTCATTTTTTTAATATTTCTAAACATAATTGTCTTGGTATTTTACTTCTATCATAATTATTCTTTAAACCTTGTGTTCCCGTTTTACTTCCCCTTGGTGCTGCTTCGTGATGGCACTCTTTATTTCCATTAAAACATTCTGGTCTTGGTTGCCATCCATTAACATTAAATAATGAAAATATGTTGTTGCTCCAAATATCAGTAGGCTTTGCTCTTTTATCTCCATAGGTACAATACCATACTGTTGTTCTTGGTAACCCAATCATAAAATTCTGTTTTCTTAATAAACCTCTAGGGTTTTCAATATACCATTTATCTGGATTTAATTCTTTAATAATTTCTAATGTTTTTTTTACAATCAAATCACTTTTAATTGCAAAGCTAGACAATGACTTGTTTTTTGGTCTATGGTGTGAAATAGCAGCAATACTATAAGTTGTACAAGGAGGACTTGCCCAGATTATATCTGGCTTAAATGGAACTTTATTAGTGTCAAAGTTTAATATATCAACAACATAATCAATTCCTTTAAAGTTGTTTATATCACTACTAAAAACCTCATAACCTAATTCTTCAGCTACGTTACCAATAGATCTACTACCAGCAAACAATTCTAAAACTTTCATTCTTTTAGTTTTTCTTTTAATCTGTCTTTTACCTTTCTGTATGTATTATACAATGAATGATATGTAATATTTGTTTTCTTTGATAGTTCTGTAATACTATATTCATCTTGTATTAGATTGTAAACTTTTCTATCGTACCAATGTAACTTTTCTAATTCTTTTTCAACAGAATCATTTGCATCATTAAAATCAATGTACTCTCCAGATTCTAAATCAAGCACCAAGTCTAATGATATTTTGTTTTCTTTCTTCTGCTTATTCTTCATTTGTAAAAAGGTAGAGCGTAAGGTTAAGTAAATGTAATAATAGTTTACTTCATCTCCGTAAGTTATATCTAATCCTTTCTTTAACATCTTGCCAATAACAAGATACATATGAGAAACAATGTCCTCTGCTTCTTCTCTGTTACATCCAAACTTTAATGTGGTGTTGATCCACTTATTATGAGATTCAAATATCTTCTCTAACATAGTAATGTGTTTGCAACAAGATAGTAAAAATAACTGGTATTGTGTAATGTGTTAATTTAATTTTATTAACACTTTTGAAAAGGGTATAGCTACCCTCAGTACATAGAAATATATTTTTATTTGATTATCTCTCAATGTTTAGGTATGAATACATACTTAAGATTTAATAGGTACTAAATAAACATATAATTATATAATAAAAAAAATATGACATTTTACAAAATTTAGACAATTATTTTTAAATTAATTACCAATGCTAAGGCATCTTTTTCTTTGTTTAATATTTAATTTGTGTGTAAGCTCCTACACATTCATTGTACCACCAGTCTATCTCTTTCTTTATTTCATCTTCTGGTTTCTGACCAAAAACACTTTTCATTATGTGTTCATTAGTTAGTCCTTTATAATAGTTATCGTACCTAAAGAAGTAAGCTGGAATCCACTTATCTAGCTTCGCTTGATTTTCCCAATCCCAATCTAAAGTACCCCACTCTGTATAACTAACTTTTCTGTACTCAGAAGGATGTTGAACTTTTTGAACCATTTGTTTTTTAGTTTTATTAGTTAAATTACCAACATTAAAACGTGCCTTGTACAACTGTTGTGTATAATACTAAAACAGTCTGTACTTAGTATCATTTATCCTTTGTTCAGCTATTTTAAAATATTCATCATTCATTTCAATACCTATAAAATCTCTATTGGTATTTTTACAAGCTACGCCAGTTGAGCCACTACCCATTGTTAAATCAACTACTAAATCATTTTCATTACTAAAAGTCTTAATTAAATCTTCTAATAATAATACTGGCTTTTGCGTTGGGTGGTGTCCATCATAGTCTTTTTTGTATTTTAAAATATTGCTTTTGTATTTGTTGCCTTCCCATAGGTTGAAGGTGCTTGCAAACTTAACTTTAAATTCATTGTCTATTTTTTGTAAATAATCAAATACTTCAAACCCTTTCATTTCATCAATTTTAAAATGCTTTATAATATCGTTATAAGTTTCTAAAGTGCATAAACCAAATTGAGAACTATTAAATCTAAAAACGTGGTCAACTCTTTGTCCTATCGTTTCAATTATTCTTTTCTTAGTTCCACCTATAAACTCAAAAACTTGTTTAAAATACGGTCTTAATGGGTGCAAACCCTCAAACTCATTATTTTTACTAAAAACTAAAATATCTTCATAATAATTTACAGGTGCTTTTTTAGCAATTAAAGCGTTTGCATAATGGTCTTTTTCCCAAATCATTCTATAACTAAAAGGTATATTTGGTATTGATTCATTTATTAACTGAGTTGTAAATGGCTCTTGACAGAACAAAACCATTTTGCCATTCTTTCTAAGTATTCTGTTTGCTATTTCGTAAATCTTAGTAGTATCTATAACTGTATCCCAATCTGTTTTATTACCATTCCATCCATCTAAATTAGCACCTTTTACAGTACCATAAGGTAAGTCTGTCAATATTAAATCAACGCTTCCGATTTCTATTTTATCGCTTTGAATTAAGCAATCTCCTTTGTATAATTTCATTCTATTTAGTTTATTCGTTAATAATCCATACTATGCACAACAACGTATAAAGTGCATTAAAACGCACCTTATACAATTCCGTTGTATTACCAATGCATACCTTCCATTGATGTACCACATTCTATTACCTCACATTTATCTTTGCTTTTCCATTCCCAAGACTTTACTCTTAGATTTACCATCTCATAAATCTCATCTCTTTTATTATCTGGTATGGTATCTATTAAGAATGCTAAGGCATCTTTTTCTTTGTTTAGTATAATTTGTTTAATAGCTTTTGTTTTGTTCTTTAAACGTTCTAATCTAGCTCTTTCTTTTCTTATCGTTTCTTCTTTCTTATCATTAAAGTAAATGTCATAAACACTTCTAAACCTTGTAAAGCTATCGTAGTACACATCTATCTTTTTTAAAGCGTGAAATATACTTGACCTATTTCTTTTAATACCTTTCTCAGCAAACCAGTCTGATATCATTCTATCGTTCATTCCATTTACCTCATTCAATACTTTGTAAAGTAATGCTCTAAAAGATGCTTTATCATTTGAACGAGAGTTATCAAATATATTTAATTTGGTTATCTCACAAAAATCATTTACTAATTCTTCTGCTGCTTTTCTGTTGTAATTATATCTGCTCATCTATTTGTTCCGATCCATTATTGATTAATACTTCATCTGTTACTTGTGTTATTCTTTCTTTGTCTGCTTCGTATGCTAAACATACTTCTTGTATCTTACAAAAGTCATTAAAGTCAAACTTGTTTAATAACCAATCAAGAAAGATTAGTTTGTTGGCAGTTAGCTTGTCTCCCAGCTCTTTCTCATCAACTTCTTCTATCTTGTTATAGTAGTTTATCTCTATCTCTTTTAAATCACTTATAGTACGTCTAATGTTGTTTCTTACTCTTTGTCTAAACAAACCTATCTTCTCTGCATCTTCCAGTAAGTGTAGGTTTATAAATGAGCTTAGTATTGCTCCACTAATTTTTTCTAATTTCTTTTCTGTTAATTCCATATTTGATAATTGTAATTGTGTTGATTATAATATACTTTTGTTTCTTCTATCTTATTTAAAAGATGGTGTTCAAGATAGTTATAAATGTAGTTTATCTCATCATCAGATGCATTATACTTTTCTTCTCCTTGCCAAAAGTTAGTTTCAAGCACACCTTCTTTTAAGTTTACTTCTATTAAATAATCTTCATTATCTAATTGCAGCTCTACTTCATTTGGTAGAGGATTAATAAATTGGTCTGTATTCTTGTACTCTGGTTCTATTGTTTTTACAATCTTAATTAAGTCCATCTCTTATTCCTTTTAAAGTTCTTATTTCTGCATTGTTTACCTCTATCTTTATTTGAACCTCCAGTATATCTAATTGTCTTACTATCCACCAATCATCTTTACCTTTAGCATAAGCTCTAATAATTTCTAATGTTTCTTCCATTTGTTTTTGTTTTAACTGTTAAATAATATTAATACCATTGATATAAACCATAAGGTCATATAAGCTACAATCATAATCATTGCAAGTCCAAATAAGAACTCTCCAAATATTGTAAGTATCTTTTTCATAATTATAGTTTTTCTATTTCTTGTTTAACTTCTTTCCAATAGTCGTAGTCTTCTATGTAAAATAATCTACTACCATTAAGTATCTCATCTACACAAATTAATGCACATTCTACGGAGTGGTCAATATCTCCACTAAAGTTAAATCCGTATGTAACTGCTTTTGAATGTTGCTCAAACCTCTCTAATAACTCTTCTGCTTTTTCTTTTGGTGTCATACGTTAAAGATTAATCCAATTAATAATCTACCTATAAAATAGCTTGGTGCTAAAATCAATACTAATGTTTGTAATTTTTTCATCTTGTTTTTGTTTATTAATACTTGGTTAATACTTGGTTAATCTCTTTAATCAAATCATACATCTCTCCAGTTGTATAAATACCTTTGTAAAAATCTGTATCAACTTGTTCAAGTGCTTCAATTATTTCTTTAATTCTGGTTGTTCTTATTTTCATTCTATTTATTTTTAAATTTAAAGTAAATCTACATAAAATAAACGTTATAAAAAAACTTGTTAACATATTTTAACATTTCTTTAACATTTTAAATAAAAAAAGAGATACTAATTTGTATCCCTTATTCTTTCTATTTCTCGTTCTAAATAGTCTTTTGCCTTTAACAAGTCTTGTAACTCATCCTTTTTCTTTCCAGCTCTGCAAATATACTTTAGTATGTTACCTCTGCTAAAATTAAGGTTAAAATCATTTACAACGTCAATTACGTCATAACCTTTACCATTGTCATAGTGTACTTGTGTGCTTCTCATTTTTCGTATATTAAAGTTATTATTATTTGAAAGATACCAATGTATAATACTATATCTTCTTCATATATTTCTTCATCATCAAAAGGGTAATGTCTAACCCCAAACAGAAAGCCTTTAAAAAACCCAGCTTTAATCTCGTATCTTATTAAATTCATAGTTGTATATTTTAGTGTATAAATCCCAAATAGCTTGGAACGATCCTTGTTTATTAAATTCTTTTCCTTTCATATAGTAATTACCTTTTATTCTATTGCAATACACTTTAAACATATTACCAGATACAACTGGATAAATAATAAACCCTTTTTTAAAACAATACTGCTGGTGCTTATGATTACAATTTTTTAAGTGTATCTTCTTTTTAATCTTTGGCATTTAATTCTTCATATATGTCAATTAACTCTAATGCTTTTTCTACACCCTTTGCTTCACAGAATCTTTTTTGTTCAAATAATTGCAGCCAATATTCCATAATGTCTTGCCTATCTCCATTTGCAAAGTAGCTATCAATACAACTTCTGTATGCTATCTTTTCTTTATTTCTACAAAGTTCCTCTGGTAACATAATCTTCTATGTTTTCTGTTTGTAAATAGTCATAGTATCTTTCTGTTGCAATATCTAGTTTTCTTTTACCACTATCAATAAAGTCTTGTGAACATTTAAAGATACCAACATCAAGTGTACTTTTATCAACTACAATAAATTCAAAGTCAAATGCTCCAAACAACTCTAAATACAATGCAGCTTGTAAGTCATAAGAAAAATGATGTGCAGACCTTTGAAATGATTTTATATCAGCAGTTGTTTTTAAATCTATTACAACACCATCTTTTAATATATCTGCTTTACCTCTAAATGCTAAATCATTATAGGTATCAATTGCTGGTATTTCAAATCTTGCACCCTCCAGTAGATTCTTTACATCAGTTACACTTCGTACCCTTTCAGATATCTTCTTTGCTTTATGATATTCTGAGTTTGTAAATACGTTGTGCGATCCAAGCTCTTGTACTGCAAGTTTATATTGCTTTGATGCTTTTGTACCTTCTGTAAAAGTTAAGTATTCTACCTTTTCTGGTTCAAGTACCATAAGGTGTATTAATTGACCATCTCTTAATGCTTGTACATTTGTTTGCTTTTCTGTTAGTGAGCGATAATAAGCATAAGGAGAATCTAAAAGTTTCTTTGATGCTGAACTTGATAATGCATTTACACCAAGATAACCATAGTAGAACTCATCATCCATCATCTTACTTAGAACATCTTGCTTGTCAAATACTTCGTTGTTTAATAGTTTAATTGTTTCCATTTATTTTAGTTTTATTGCTTGTTTTATATTTATTTCTGTTACTTCTTTTTTGATCCATTGTCTATTCTTAAACTCTGATGTTGCTGGTAATGATTTCTCAAACCATTTTAAATCTATTTTGTTTAAGTTAAATAGATAAATTCCCTCTGGTGTACTATTAATGTATATTGGTACGTCAAAGTGTTTATTTGATTCTTTTATTAAAGCATCGTATTTAGGCTTTTCCAGGAGTAAAGTATTGTAATGCTTCTTTCTGCACTTTAATTCTATTCTGCTTTGTGTTTCAATATCGTAGCAATCCCATCTTGATATTGGATTTTTACTATTTACTAATGTTTTGTAATGGTTAGTTGATAGCCATTCAAATAAATCTTTTTCTTTCCAATTTTCCATAGATGCAATATAACCATAAAGTTACTTAAAATTCAAAATCGTTATTAACAAATTCTGGTAGTATGTTATCGTTTACTATAAAGCTAAATGGATCAAAACTTCTATTTCTACTTCTTTTACATTCAACAGATATCCAGCCTTTATTAATTTCATTTTTTTCTAACTTAATTTGTGTTTCAGCTTTCTTCTCTAATGCACTCCCTAAATTTCCAGTTGGCTTATCACTTCCAAAGTTTTGATGTATAATTGTTAATATATGACATTCTTTTTTTGCAGTCCAAGTCATAATTTTTTGTACAACAGAATTAGTTTCTGTCATTGAATTTACATCATTTAATAAGTCTGCTACACCATCAATAATAACTAATCCTATTTTATCATCATTAAATTTATCAAACAATATGTAATCAATAAATTCTACTCTTTCAGTTGGTGTCATTGGTCTTAAAGCATAGGTATGGTAGTTGTCATCAGTTTGCAGCTTATTCATTATTACTGGTCTGCGAAATACTTTCTGACAATGAAACTTACCTTGCTCTGTATCAAAATGTATTATTTTTCTACCTCTCCTATGTCCTTTTATAGTACCAGTATATTTGTTACCTCCACTTTGATATGCTGATACAAGTAAACTTATAAAAAATGATTTACCTACTTTTGGAAATGCTTGTACAAAACTAAAGTTACCATCTGTGCCAATTGGTATTGGGTATTCTATTTCATTACCCTCAACATCTGTATCTATGTAAGAACCACAACTAAGTGATACTGGAGGGTATTTAATAACTTCTGATATATCTACATTTGCATCTTCTTCAAGCAACTGCATTAACATTCTATGTTCTTCTATCTGCTCATTCGTTTTTGTTTTTTGCGTCATCTATGTATTTCTGTATTTTTGTTTTATAATATTTACCAAGTACATTATCATTTAAAAATTTATCATTTTCTAAAACGTTTTCTGTGAATTGTAGCTTGGTTTCATAATAGCTCATCATTGTCTTGTTATAGCAAATGTATATAATTTCTCTGTAACAATCTTCAATTTTCCATTTTTTACTTTCTTTATTGCTTCCAGTGTACTTGATCCAGTTGCTTTCAACATAATCTACTCTTTTACGTTTATAACCTTTTAAAGGTGGTCTAGTACGTTTATTAAGAAGTATCTTTTTACCAATGTAAACTTGTTCAGTTCGTCTGTTAAGTATTCTGTAAACAAACCCAACTGCATCTGCTGGTAAATCTTCTCTTGATTTTATTCTTTGTCCTTTATAGTTCCACATATAAAAAGTTTTAACTAAGTGTATAACACATTAAAACGTGCCATACACAACTGTTATATGCAAGGCTTCAAATACCCATACCTATAATTTCCTATCGTAATTTTTTTACGTTTACCAATTCGCTCACTAAACATTGGCGTAATGCTATTGTGTGTCCAAGTTAATCCAATGCCAAATAATCTAAACCATCCATTATTTTTTGCTCTTAAACACGCCCAGCATATAACACCAAATAACCGTAATGTCGTTTGTGTGCTTCCTCCAGCCAATTCTCTAACGTTATATTGCATCATATCTATTTAATTTTTTGTTACACTACGTTTATTCCTACCGTTAATAAAAAAGGGAGGCTTTTACACCTCCCGATAAATTTAAAATGGTAAGTCATCTGCTGCCTTTGATTCTGACTTTTGAACAAAAGATTGTAAGTCATCTGATGCATAATAGATTTTACCATTAGCAACA